ATTATGGCAGTCAAGAATTTCTTGACACGAGCTTATACTGTTTACACGTTGGCCGGCGCTGGAGCTAGCGGCGTTGCTGCCATTGCTCAATGGGGACTAAACGCCGCTATTGCCGCTTGCCCGATTGTCTGGATTGTGGCCGGCATCGCGGCGGTCATCGCGGTTATCGTGGCGCTGGCATCGGCCACTGGGAATTTGCCCGATTTAGTTTCAAGTGTATGGGGGACCATCGTTGACGTCATCACGGGCGCTATCAATATCGTCATCGACGCCATCAACGTGTTCATCGGCGCCATTAATAAGGCCGCTTCTTTAAGCAATTCCGTTTTTCACACGCATTTTTCGACGATATCAGAAGTATCCCACGTCAGCGGCGAAGGAGCAAAAAGAGGCGCAAACGAATGGATTTATAACCATAAATCATTGAAAGATTTATTCATGCCTGATATCCCTCAATTACCAGATGCGCCACCTATGGCTGGTGGCGCCGGCGGCGCAGACATTCCGGGCGTTGGAGGTGGCGACGACAGCACGGGCCGGGCCATCAAGGACAATACCGGCAAGACAGCCGATAACACGAAGATGATTGCCGACTCAATCAGCATGACCGACGATGAAATCAAACAGCTACGCGAAATGGCCGAACGGGACGTCATGGTATCGTGGCAGCAGCAGACGTTCAACGTCCATGTCAATAATGACAATACCATCAATAATGGTACGGACATCGACGGGATGACGTCGGACATCGTCAACGAATTGAGGAGGGCTATGGAAATGGACCGGGAGGGGGTTCGGATCTAAATGTATTACATGTATTTAGGTACGATGCAAATTCCGATTCCACCGGAAACCATGCGTACCAAAATCCGCAACAGGAACAAAGAAATTTCCTTGATTGATGGAGACATCAACATTATCAAGGACCCGGGACTGACGGAGATTCAATTCAAAATCTTACTGCCTAACCAGGCGTACCCTTTCAACCAAAGCATGCTGAACCAGTTCGACCGGGCGGCATCCTACATCGACCAGCTGGAACAGCTCAAGCAGAGCCAGGACCCGTTCCGCTTTATCATGGTACGAATGACAGACGGTGGCCAGCTGCTCAACATGGATAACATCCAATGTACGCTGGAAGACTATAGTCTCGATGAAGACGCCCGGGAGGGCTACGACTTCTATGCCAATATCGAGCTGAAGCAGTACCGGGAATGGGGCGCAAAGAAAATCACGATTGATAAGGACGGCAACGGCAATACCGTGGCCAAAACCGAAAGCACACGAAGCACCATTGGCCACGCCGGTTGCCCTGGCATCGTGGCCGCCAAAGAGGGTGACACGCTTCAAACCATCTGCCTCAAGAATTTCGGCATGAAACTGGCGTACTCTAATTTGCCGATTGTCAAGAAGCTCAACAAGATTGCCGTGCCAGCTGTTCTGGCAGCGCACCAGCAAGTACAGATGTATGACGCAAAATTCAAGAAGGGCGGCATCCCAGGGGGTGTATTATATTGAGCACGTTCGTAAATCCAAACAGCGTAGGCAGCGGGTCAGCGGGTACACAACAGGGCACGGGCGTCACAGCCACGCAGCAGGCTCATCCTACGATTACGTATGAGCTGCTTATCATCCCACAAAAGAAATATACCGATACGGCCAAATCGCAGACAAACACGACGACCACACAAGACGGGGTCATAGTCAGCGTAACGAGCCAGAGCAATGCGGAACAAAAGAATACAGATACAGCGTATCTCGTTTCGCCCCTGGACGGCGTAGAGCTGACCCGGGGGCGGGACATGGTGCCGGCTACACTCAAGTTCAAAGTCCCCAAAGATGACACACTGAACTTCCAGGAAGGCGACCGGGTGCAGTTCAAAGTCAACAGCACCATTGTTTTCTATGGATTCGTGTTCGAGAAGAGCCGGGACCGGGAAACCATTATTTCCGTCACAGCGTATGACCAATTGCGGTATCTCAAGAACAAAGACTGCTACGTCTATAACTCCAAGACAGCCAGCGAGCTGATCAAGATGATTTGCGATGATTATAACTTATCCGTCGCGGACGGCGACGGCCTGGCACATACGCAGGTACGTTGTTCCCATATCGACGATAACAAGACCCTGGCTGACATTATCTCATATGCCCTGGCCTTTACGACTATCTACGGCCCGGGACACCCCATTTACGAGCTGTATGACGATGGCGGCAAAATCAAGCTCCAGAACATCATGGGTCCGGAAATGACGCTGGACTGTCTGATTGATGCAGATGTGACATCCAATTACACGTATACAACCAGTATCGACAAGAATACCTGCAACATGGTCAAAATCGTCCGTGACGTGCCGGAAGCAAACCGCAAGACATGGGTACGGACCGGCGAAGTCCGGGATGATGAAACCATGAGGCAGTGGGGCCGGCTTCAATACGTCATCCGGCCAGACGACAAGAACGCTACACCCATCGAGCAGGCCAAACACTACTTATCACTCCATGACGCCAAAACGCGGGAAATCAAGCTGAAGGGCGTCGTTGGCGACGTCCGCGTCCGTGGTGGTACCCGGCTGTTCTGCCAGTTCAACTTCGGCGACATCGAGGTCAACAATTACCTGATGGTATCGGCGGTCACGCATCATTTCACCGAAAACTGCCACTTGATGGATATCGACCTGATTTATGCGGAACGTGCCGGCAACTACGCCGTGACGTACGACAACGACGCGGCGGTCCTTAAGAAAATCAAGGCCGCCGAGGCCGCCCGACAGGCCGCAAGCCGCCGCAACGGCCAATACAGCGGCAGTGGGACCTATTCGGCGACGGAAAACGGCGCTTACAGCAAGCTGAAATCGCTGGGAGCGACGGACGCACAGGCAGCGGCCGTCATGGGCAACATCCGGGCCGAGGATATGTCATACGATCCGCACGCATCGAACGGCGATCACTTCGGCCTTTTCCAGCTCGACAGCAGCGACAGATGGGCCCGCTATGTGGACTGGTGCAACCAGACGGGCAATGACCCGTACTGCAACGACAATCAAATCGAATACGTCACGACCGTCGAAAACGGGAACCTCTTCACGGGCGACGGTTGCCAGTGGGGCGCCATGCCAGACGATGCGGGCCAGGGCGCGAAATGGTTCAATGACCATGTCGAAGTCAGCGAAACATCGGCCGCTATGGGTGGCGACAGTTCGGACCGCATCACAAACGCGAACGACGTCATGGACGGTATTAGTAACGGCTCATTGACACAGGAATCGCTTTCTTATCCGGGCACGTACTCGAACGGCGGCGGTGGCGGCTCATTGGTCGACGCCAGCGCGGCGGCCCTGGACGGGGCACCATTCGGGGTTGACGGCTGCGTCCGGGCATCCATGGCCGTACTGGCCGGCGCGGACCCACGGTTCGTTACGCTGTACCAGCAGGACATGAACAATGGTGACAATCTGCTGGCATGGGCCGAGGACCCGGCCAATGGCTGCACTGTTGAGCCATATAACGGATACAACGCGGCCAAAGGGGACCTGCTTTTATACGGTGATAATGTGCATACCGTCGTCGCGGACGGTGTCGGCGGCTGTTGGGGCAATTCGTCGGACAGAGGTGACACGCTGCGCCACTACGGCAACGTCAATTATGCATGGACCAATGGGGACCCGCCGGCGACGGTTATTCATACAAATCTAGGGTAGGTGATACTATGCCGAACGATGGTGTAAAGCTATTACGACTCATCAAAGCGGCCGCCGTGGACGCGGTCCAAGCCGGCGGCACGGCCAATTTTCTCCGGGGAACGGTGACGTCCACGGACCCGCTCATCATTGAGCTCGAAAATAAACTGCCGATTCCGGCAGAATGCTTATCACTCACAAAAAACACGACGTGCTGGACCGTTACAATGGACGTAGACCACCAGACGGAAGACGCGGCCGGCGGCAGCGGCGAAGCCGAGTATGCCGCTCATCATCATGCATACAAGGGTACGAAGCACTACCGCGTACACAATGAATTAGCCGTCGGCGACAAGGTCATCCTGGGACGCTGCGAGGGCGGCCAACACTACGTCGTCATTGACAGAGACTATAACCCGGATACAGGGTGCAGTGACAGATAGAGGTGAAAGAACATGTCGGTAACTACACTGCCGGACGGCCCGGACCTGGACCTTGCCAGCGCGGCTACAGAATCACAGAACATTGAACCATCGCTGACGTATCATATCCACTATGACACAGACGGCCAGATCCGCGGTTATTGTGACGAGCTGGAAGCCATGAAGCAGGCTATCTACAAAATCATCAACACGGAGCGGTACCAGTACATCATTTACAGCTGGAATTACGGCATTGAATTGCGAGACCTTTTTGGGCAACCGATTCCATTTGTCTATGCAGAGGTACAGCGACGCATCAAAGAAGCGTTATTACAAGACGACCGCATCACGGCCGTCACAGACTTCGAATTCTCCAATAATGACGGCGATGTGGCCGTTCATTTCAATGTCTCCACAATTTACGGGGACATCACAGATATAGAAAAGGTGGTGTATGGGGTTGTTTGAATCACAGACAGCGCCGGTTATCTTGAAGCGGCTGCTGAAGAACGTGCCGGACAAGTACGACAAGCGTGAGGGAAGCGTCATTTACGACGCGCTGGCGCCGGCGGCTATTGAGCTGGCGGAGGCGTACATCATGGCCAACACCATCATGACGGAGACGTTCGCCACGACAGCCAGCCGGCAATATTTGATTATGCGGGCCGCGGAATTCAACGTCATCCCGAAGTCGGCTACATACGCCGAAGTCAAGGCAAAATTCAGTCAAGCCGTTACCATCGGCACGCGCTTCAATTTCGGCAAAATCAATTTCACAGTTACATCACTCATCAACGACAAAGATCATACATATAAAATGCAATGTGAAACAGCCGGCACGGTCGGGAATAACTGTATTGGAGCAATTACCCCGGTGCAGACCATTTCAGGTCTTACATCAGCGGCCATTACGGATATCATCGTTCCGGGAGAAGACGAAGAAGACACAGAATCTTTCCGGGCACGATATTTCGAAGCACTGAAAAGCCAGGCCTTTGGCGGGAATGGTGACGATTATCGTGAACGCGTGACGGCCATCGACGGCGTCGGTGGCGTTAAGGTATACCGGTGCTGGAATGGCGGCGGCACGGTCAAAGTTGTCGTCCTGGACAGCGATTACAACCCGCCTAGCAATGAATTCATTGCTGAATTGCAGGAAGCAATCGACCCGACAGACAAGGCCGGAAACGGTTACGGCATTGCGCCAATTGGCCACACGGTCACGGTCACAGCGGCCACAAAGACAGCCATCAACATTTCTGCGACGGTCACGCTCGACAGCAGCCTTGACCTGGACACTGCCAAGACGCGCATCGCGACGGAGCTGACGAATTATTTCAAGGGCTTGAAGCGGACCTGGTGCAAGCAGACAGAAACGGATACGCTCGTTATCCGGGCATCGATGATTATGGTCCACATGCTGGCAGTATCCGGCATCACAGACGTGACGGGCATCAAGGTCAACGACAGCAGCGACCGTGTGACACTCGACACGGCGGCCGTCCCTGCCGTTGGTACGCTGACGCTGACAGAGGGGGCATAACTCGTGGCCACGATTATCCAAAACGTCATTACGTTGGCACAGAAAGAGGCAGCCACCCTGCCGGTAGAAATTCGCTCCAGCGACGGCAAAGTATATACACCAATAGCCAGCGACACGGTTATCTTTACGGTCAAAGAATCGACGGCCAGTAAAAAGGCCATTATCTCAAAAGCCGTTACGGACGGCACGGTCACACTGACAACGGCCGACACGAATATCGCGGCCGGCTATTACGTCTATGACATCGAGCTGGTCGGCATTGACGGGTACACGGACACGATTGTCGAGCCAACTTTCTTCGTCGTCACAGAATCATCGAGCCTGACGCGCAGCATTGACATTACGCGGTACCTGCCGGCCGTCACAGACAAATGTCTGGATATCATTGAGCTATGTAAAAGCGACAATGTCGAGCTGACAGAGCTATGGAACAATCTTTGCAATGTCCTCTATAACCAGTTCATCGTTAGCATGACGGACCCCGGCCTGGAACGATGGGAAACAATTTTCGGCGTCGAACCGGACGTATCCGATACATGGGCAGACCGGCGCTTCCGAATTCTGACGCTGCTTAGGGGCACGCGCCCTTTCACTGACGAAAAAACGGAAGAGCTGCTGGACTCTATTTGTGGTACGGGCGGCTATATCATCGAACGTAACTATGATAAATACGCGCTGACAATCAAATTGAATTTGGGCGTCAAGAAACAACTGGCACAAGCAAAGGCTATGCTGGAAATCATTGTGCCCATGAATTTGGGGCTGACGGTGACATTGAATTACAACCGCCACAAGGACTTGAAGCGTAAATTCACACATGGGGAAATGCGTGCGTACAGCCATAAATCATTAAGGGAGGACCCGTTATAAAATGCCGAAAATGACAACCAATTACAACCTGGTCAAGCCACTTCAGGAAGAATCATATGACGTAGACGTCTTCAACGGCAACTGTGACATCCTGGATGCACTGATCAAGAAGATTGAAGACCGATTCATCCCTCACATCGGGGACACCATCATTACCCTGGATGGGACTAATCCATCATCCCGATATGAAGGGACTACATGGAAGCTGCTGGAAGAAGGGATATTTATACGATCCGCGGGTACAACAATAAGCGCCGGCAGCGAAACTGGTTCTAATTCGGTATCACTGGGTATCGAAAATTTACCAAAGCATAGGTTAGAATTCACAACGGATGGGGCAGGCGGACACAGTCACAACTCTGTTTCCGGATACACGGAAATGGGATTTGATGTTACCAATGGTGGCGGCGAATCTGACGGCGGCGACCCGTTGCGATTGGCAATGGGCGATAATGTCCCGTATCATGGGATTAAGGTTCCAGCAAATACGAGCATTGATGGGATTCACAATCACCACGGATATACGAATTATATAGGCGAAAATAAAGCTATTGATATTACCCCAAAGGGTAAAGCATTCTATATTTGGGTCCGTACAGCATAGGAGGATATCATGTATAGTATTGATAACAATAATATTACCATCACCCGTGGAGATAGTGCATCCTTCATTCTGGATATAACATCTGACAGCACAGACCTTGTTTTAGATAATGTGCTGTTTATCCTGAAAAATGGCTCTGACGTCCTGGTAACACGAAAAATCAAGGATAAGACATTGTTCATTATCCCAAGCGACACGGCCGGCCTGCCGTATGGCACGTACGAATATGATATTACTGTCGGCACGGAAACGGCCATCAAAAACGCAAAATTTATCATCGAAAAGGAAGTGACGTTCTAATGGCTATCAAAGCCACATTGTCCACGACTTTTGTAGACGCATCCGAAGACGTATACAACGCCAAGGCATACGCTGAAAAAGCGGCCGCGTCCCAGGATGCATCCAAGACCAGCGAAACGAACGCGGCCAGCTCCGAAACCGTGGCGAAGACCAGCGAAACCAATGCTGCATCATCGGCCGCGGCCGCCAAAACGTCGGAAACGAACGCGGCGGCCAGCGCCAAGGTGGCCGCGGCCAGCCAGACAGCGGCAAAAACTTCTGAAACCAATGCCGCGAGTTCTGAAGCAAATGCCAAGGCATATGCGGCCAGCGCAGGCGACAGCGCAGCGGCAGCGGCAAGCAGCGCCAAAACGCTGACCTATGCCACATCCGATGAAGCGGCAGCTGGTACAGCAACGGATAGGATGATTAACCCGGCTACACTCAAGAACGTGCTGGATACAAATTTATCTCCGATTAAAACGGACATCTCTGATTTGCAGACGGCCACATCCGTCGACTCTATCCGGGATATGATTTTAAATCAGATCATCCCACAATCCGCGGCCGCTCATAATGCACTTTATCGCGGCAAAGACCTGACGAGCTATTTTGATAGCGGCGAGATGAGCAAAGCTA